TGAGTAACGGAAGTATTGAGACAGAAGCTAGAGAAGCTGAAGCAAGAGGTGTTGCCGCTGCCGCTGAGTATCGTCAACGTCCTGATGTAGTAGCTCAAGTTGAACGTTACGAAATGCTGTTTGCTGCAGCACAGAATGAAGACAAGATGACAGGTGGCAATCGTGCCGCAATGATACAAAATCCTTTGGCTATTGTAGAGGCAGAAAATTATAAAGCTGATGTTCACATTGAACACTACAAGAATGCAGTAGAGTCAGTAAACTATTTATTAAATGACGCCAATCCGTTACGGGCAGGTGCAACAAATAAGTTGCTTGAAAAAGGTGTTGACCCCAGAACAATAAACCATGTAATGACGGGCGCAGACTTTGTTCCTATAATGGGTACTGTCATGGGTGTTATAGACATACCCGATAATATTAGAACTGCAAATGAACTATGGCAAGCAGGCGAAGAAGGAATGGCACTTGGTCTTATAGGGCTAAGTCTTGCAGAGCTTGCTGGTGTAGGTTACGGTACTAAGGTTGTAAGTAAACAGATAGTAAAACAAGCAAGAAAGCTTGGTGGTACAGACGCTCAGATGAAAAAGATTTTATCTGCTGACTCTACTGAACTTGCAGCTAAACGAGAGCTTGCCTCTGGCGTAGCAAACAAGAATGCTGCCACCCGCCAACAACTAATAGAAGAGTTTGAGGAAAGCACAGGTAAAGTAATCTCTACTGGTGAGACAGGAAAGAAAGTATTAAGTGGGGAGCTTGCTCGTGTTGGTGGTAGAGAGATTTCTGAAACCGTTATGGATTTACAGAACGACATTGCGGGTAAGTACGCAGCCATTGATAAGAACCCTATTGGTAGTAAGGTAGAGAAACAACAGCTAAAAGAAAAGATACAGGCTGACACAGGAATATCAGAGACACAAGCCTTTACAGGTATGAGTGATGAAGTAGATGACTTTGTTAGCCCCTTATTAATACCAGAAAAGTTTGATGCTATTGTAGCTATAACTTCTGACCTAAAGAAAGCACACCCAGAGTTCTTTAGTAAGGACAAAAGTATTATTGATAGCCTGTTTGAACTTACAGTAAACAAAGAACTTGTAGACAGTCAAGACTTAGCTGACATGCTGGGTAAGTACGGCCTTAACTTTGATGATTATGTTCTTACAGTAGTAGGTTCAGGTTCAGAAGCAGGTAAGATACTAAACAAACTGTCACAGATAAGACGTGCAGGTTCATTAGACGAACTTAGTTTAGCTAAACAACGTACCTTGGAAAAGAGTCAGAATGGTCTTATGCAAACGTGGCGTAGGATAGAAAACATGCGCCGTGGTGGTATGGTTTCAATGATTAAGACTGCCGCACGTAACCTTCAGTCTGCTACTATTCGTGCTCCTATGGAAGCAATGGAAAATGTATTCGATACTACACTATTAAACATGTCGAATGAGTTTGCGGGTAAACAAGGACAGAACTTACTTAAAAGAAGTGCTAATGCTGCAGGTGCAGGTGCTAAGAGTTTAGTGTCACCAAGTAATTGGATAGGAAGTACTCGTGCATTACAACGTATATACTTAAACCCTATAAAGTCTAAAGAAATAACTGAATATGTATTAGATCGTCCTGAGTTTCAGAAACAGTTTAAGGGTATGTTTGATAACATCAACGAATACCAAACTGCAACTGGCAGAGGTAAGGGTGGAGCAGTAGACGGTATTCTAAGTAAGGGTGAAGACGTAGTTAATATGCTCAACATCCCTAACAGAATACAAGAATTTACTATTCGCCGTGGCGTATTTATGGGTGAGCTTGAGCGTCTTGTAAAGAGAGACTACGGTATCAACCTTATGGATGCACTAGAAGATGGCGGCATGGCTGACTTAATGGCTAACTCCAGTAAGTTTAGACCCAAGGGTGCGCCTAAGTTTGCACAACTTGTAGAGGACAGTACTCGTAGGGCACTTGATGTTACCTACGCTAAGGCTCCTGACGTACCTGTGTTCTCTGAAATATCTAACTTCTTAACACGCACAGGTTTGACTGCAGTTACTACACCATTCCCAAGGTTTATGTTTAACTCAATAGAACTTATGGGTCAATACTCTGCAGGCGCATTCAACCCAGCAATCAAGAGAGCTTTGGGCATGAAGAAAGGTCCACTTGACGCTAAGGACAGGCAGAATATATCTCGTAACCTAAGTGGTCTTGTAGGATTTTCGGCAGCTTATATGTATCGTAACTCTGATGGTGCTCCCGCTGACTACAAAGAAATAAACTCTTCAGAGGGTACAGTAGTTGATGTTACATCACAGTACCCTATGCGTCAATTCCTGTGGATGGCTGAAGCCGTTAAGCGATTGTCTCCAAGCGCCCAGAAGTATTTGCCACAAGGCATTGCAGGCAGGGCCGCTGGCTCTCTCATGGGAAAAGAAGTGTCCGAAGGTGAAGGTACATTCGATGATTGGTTTGACGGTAAGGAAGCCGCTGAAACATTCTTAGGTGCTTCCGCAAGAACTGGTGCATCTAATGTATTCATTGATGAGATTGCAAGCTTACTAAGCGGATCAGACGATCTTGTTAAAGATGAACGTAAAGCAAAAGCTGTTGGTAGATTAGTAGGTGACTACTTAACTACATGGGCCATACCTCTTGTACAGGTAGTAGAGATACAACGTATGGGAGGTGACAGACCAGCCGAATACAAAGACATGTCTACAGATGAAAGCCCCACAATATCTGGGGAGATCAGTAGGTCATTTAGACAACGTGGTATTAGCAATTTGTTTTCTCCCGGCGAAGAGTTTAATAACCCAGACAGAGAGTTTTTGTACTCAGATGATAAACAACGTGAGGGCTTAGGACTTAGCCTTGGCTTGGGTATTAGTCAGATTACTAAAGACAATGAGTACGGTGAGTACCTAACTGAAAAAGGTTTTGACGAGTTTAAAGTAGGTAGTAGGTCACGTCTTCCATCAATACGTAGGGCAGAAACTAAGATACTTAAACAGTACCTTCCTATTATTGTAGAGAACGCTGAAGTTACAGAAGCTGAGATGCGTAAGAAGTACAAGGCGCTACCTAACGATGATCCAACTAAAAAGAAATACACAATAGAACAGTACGTAAACAGTACCGTTGTAGCTATGATAGATGAACAAATAAAAGATGCTAAGTCTATGAGTAGTGAAGATCGTAAGATGGAAACAGAAGAGCTTGATCTTATTAGAGAACAGTTCCGTGGTCTAAATGATAAGATGCGTAGGTACGCAATGACTGAGTTTTTTAAGGATGGAGAGGTGCCAGCAGACATCATGGATATTGAAGACATGGAAACTCTTATAGGTATTGCTAAAGGATTTAAAGAAGCTGTTAGTTTAAACTAATAAACACAAATACATAATACAAAAAGTAAAGGGAGTGACCATAATTGGCTACTCCCTTTTTTATTATCTATCGTTCGTCACCGCTACCGCCTAATGTCCCTGCCCTTTTTCTAGCTGAGAGCTTCTTCTCGTTTAGTGAAGCTATCATACCAAGCGTCAGGTTGAGGTCAGTTGCAAGTGCAGCACAGTACCATAACACATCCCCTATCTCACTGGAGATTTGTTCTCGCCAATCCTCTGGCCTACCATCAGGCCCATCACGAATAAGTTTCTTAACTTTGTTTGCTACCTCACCTGCCTCACCTGCTAATCCCAGTGCAGGGTACAGGATACGGTGTTCATCAGGATATATTGCAGTCTTTGCTGCCATTCGTTGATATGCATTAAAGTCAGACATGTTGTACTTCTCCTTCAGAAATTGTTCTACTTCTTTTTTTAAACTCATTATCTTTTACTCGTTTCAAGTTATCAAAGTAAGCTCTATTAAAGCCCCTGTTCCATTCACGGAACTGCATAGTGTCTTTGTGGAACGGGTTAACAAGACGGTTGTATTTAAACCCATCGTACCCAGTGTTAAACTGGACCTTCAAGGGTGCGTCATACTTACCTAAACCACGTGACTCTCTACTCTTCTTTATCATAGGATGATCTCCTTATGTTACGTTAATAAGTTGTGCTTCTTTGTAGGGTACATGATAGAACTGTTCCCCGTGAGTTATGTTTCGTCCCATTGCTTCCTTTAGTTTATCTTCTGTAAGTTGCTTACTGTCAATGCACCATGCCTTAGACATGTCCCCACTAAATATGTAGAACTTTAAGTCCGTACCTGCATGTTTATCCAGCAAACGTTTCTTACGTTCTGGTATACGTATCTCTGCCCAGTGAGTAGGCCACTCACCCTTCCAAGCTGTCTTGACTTCTGCCTCACTGAAGTACGTAGTGTTGTCCTTCTGTGTAACTATGTCTGCGTCATACGACTCAGTGCTGTCTACAACTTCATGCCCACCCCTTACAAGGTGAGCAATCAATGTTTCTTTTGCTACGCCATCGTACTTGCTGTACAGATTACGAGAGAAAGGTTTGCGGTATGCAGTCATGGGTGTTACTCCGATTCTTTTTCAGTTGTTTCTAGTTCTTTCTTTAGCATAGCTACAAGAGTTTCACCTGTCTTGCGTAAACTCTGTAGCTGATAGTCTAACTGCGTCTGCAAGTTATTGTTATAGGAAATCTCATTTACAATCTTTCCTTGCGTTTCGTTGAAGTCATCTGTGTCGTACTCTACTTCGTCAAGTGTTACTTTAGGCATGTTTATAGTCTCCTTTTTTATATGACATATGTATTATGAGATGTCCACAATCTCACATGAATCACCACTACATGCTAATGTCTGCATTGCATTGGTGTTATCGTCTTTCTCGTGCTCAGACAGCCCAGCCCAATCAATCATCTTAGGCATAGTCTTTAGTAACACATTGTATGCATCCTTGTCTACCTCTTGATAGGGTGCTTGCTGATAACTATGGTCAGAGTGTGGTAGAAATGACACACCAGACATCTCATCGAAGTGCTTGTAAACAAACGCCCCTACTTCCAGCCACTCACTGTCCAAAACTGTGCAAGTAATACTTGGTTTGTGTTCGCACCAGTGGCGTTGATACATCAACCATGTCTCCAGTTGCTCAATGGCTGTCATGTCGTTCCGTGTCACTGAGTTCTTAGGTGAGTTAATAGGAAAGCTAAACACTGTGGTAGTGTCAGGCTTCATAACACATGGCTCATGTGGGACACCTTGGTCTTTCATAAACTGTGTTAGCCCATCTTTGTTGTCACCACGCACCGTCCTGATGTAGTAGTCGCTGTGTCTTGCATGTATTCCGCTACTTGAATCAACAAGTTGTGAAACCGTACCACTTGGCTTGACACAAGTTATGGCTGCTGACACTGGGATGCCAAGTACACCAGCCCAATAGACATTAGTTTCAACTGCAACTTTCTTGAGGTGCTCAAGTAGTTTGTCAAGTCCTTTATTCTTTAGTGTCATCAATGGGTTATCCATTAGACCTGTTAGTGATACACCTAGCAGACGTTCTTCATCTGTGTTCTTCTGCCATATCTTACGTAGGTAGGGGAACTTTGTTAGGCTGGACTGTACAGTACCAAGGATGGTAGCCATACGTACCTTCTCTTCAAGTGAGGCAATGTCATCTGTTGCTCGTACAACTACCTCTGTTAAATTACAAAATTGATACGGCCGCAAAATTATCTCCGAACATGGATTAGTTCCGAACTCATGGTTAGGATCACGCCTACCATTCTTGACTGCCTGTCTCTTAGATGCCTGACGGTTGAAGATACCACGCTCACCTGACTTACTCTCCACTAGGGACAGCCACTCACGCATGAATGTTTCCATGTCTGGTTTCTCTGTGTAGCATACTGAGTTGTTAGCTAACGCACGGTGTGCTGCTCCATCCCACCAGTTGCCTGACTTAGCGTGACGCATACGATCATCAGATAGATTACTCAATGAAATCATAGCACTACGGCGTACACCACCAACGACTACGATCTGTCCAATGAAGCACATAAGATCGTGACACTCCATGCTTGACAGTCTACGTCCCTGTGCTGTCTTGAATGTTGACACAGCGAAGTGAAACAAATCTACAAGGGGTGCAGGCCCACTAGCCCTACCACCAAATGTCTTGAGCCTTGCACCCGCTGGGCGTACCTGACTGACATCCCACTTAGGTATCTCACCTGCCCACAGTAATGCAAGCACCTGACGTAGTGCCTTAGCCCAACCTTCTTTGCTGTCCTTTACTACTACAGTTGTCTCACTAACGTACAACTCAGGTATCTCTGGTAGCTTGCTGATGAACTGACGCTCAACACTAAAGCCTACCCCTGTGCCACAGAGGAGGATGTACATGGCCTCATCGAATGACTTGGGATCGTCTACTGGTAAGTAACTACAGTTGAACCCTGCCGTGTTGTCACGGTCTAGTGCTGGTCCAGCTGACATCATTGCCCTCATGGATGGCATAACGTCCAAGCTAAGGATAGCTTCCTCAATCTTGCTTGCCTGTATGCCGGGAATTGCAGCAACCTTACGTACTACGTTGTCAATGTATCGGCCTACTGTCTCTGACCATGACTCCCTGCGGCCATCTGTGTCTAACCAACGTGCATACCGTGAGGTATGGATGAAGGCTTGGTAGTCTGTTGGTAAAAAGTTATTCATGTATGTCTACTCCGATACTGTTTTCATTGATTGTATTGTCATGCCATCTACATCATAGATGAACTCTTGTAGTATTTCTCTTATCTCATCGTTAATAAAATTGTCTGCTGGCATTTGGTATTCTGTCTCATCTATGTTAAGGGTTAAAAAAACTTTAACTATCATTTTGATCCTCAATTAGTACACTGAGATACCACTGTGCTTTATTCAAATCTTCCACACCATTCTTGTATCGGTAACGCCACAGGTATTTCATTATGTTACCCTGTAGGTAGAAAGAGAAACCTTCTTCTCCCGTTGCTGCTCGTATAGCATCAATGCACTCAACACCAGCAAAGTTGTAGTGGGCAGGTGAGTTTACCATGTCATCCTCTGTAAGTTTGTTCTTGTTCATAAGCTATGCCCCTTTACTTTTAAAGTTAACGTTGATTACATTCTCTTCTACACTAGATACTATTAACGATTGTCCATCATCTTCCTCTGGCTCACTCTCTACCCTATCAACTATAGTATTTAACAAGTTACGAACGTGATCGTCTTCTTCCATAGCGGGGACTGCTGCACATACCATCTTAGTTATACCTATTAGATTGAAGTGATCTTCATCAGTCAGGTTGTTTTCATCTGTGGTAACAGTACCCACTAGTAACTCACCCGTCCAGTTGCCCATGTCATCTAGGAAAGGTGTCAACCTAATGATGTAGTCATTCGGATTGAAGTCCAGAAATACTTTGTCTTCTATCATGTGTGCTATCTCCTTTTTACTTTTTTGTAGGGGCAGTGGATCAGCGAGGGATGCATGTCCTTACCTTTTTCTTCTAACCATTCGAGAGGAATGATCCTGTCATAATACTTTATACCATTCTTTGTACACCATTGTCCATAGTTACTTTTGGCTCCCTTGCTTAATTTCTTTCTGCTGCTTGAGAACACAAATCGTATGTCTAACTTAGGGTGCTGTGCCTTAACAGCTAAATGTTTACGCCTGTCATCCGCTGAGAATAATCCTTTTGTCTCAATTATTATGCCGTTCTTCAACACAAAGTCTGGAGTATAGGTGCGGTACATGAGGTCTTCCCACTCAATCTTGACTTCCTCATACTTGAACGGCATGTTGTGCTCGTTGAGATAGTCTTTAGTTCTGACCTCTAGTCCACTCCTATACCCATGCTTCATGGCTGCAGAGAATTGCTTTGCCTTCATGGTACTAAAAGTCCCCTACTTTAAGGGTAGAGTACTCACCCCAACCAGTACCAAACACACCTGTCTTGTTTGCCTCCGCAATGTGTGCAAGAGTTTCTTTTACCTGCTCTATAGCTTCCTTCAATAACTCAGGGCTTACCTTGTGCAAGTGAGTAATGTACGGCGCAGTTTTTTCTACAGCTATGAAGCTGAACTCTGTAGCTTTAAGGCCAGCCTTTTTACAAGTCAGTACGTAGAACGCAGCCTGTATGTGGTACATATACTTACCTACCTGCTCTGCAAAACCTGTTGGTGATGCGTCAATGGTAGTCTTGATGTCATACAACTGACCTGTCTTTGGTATGTACAAGTCAGGCCGTGTCTTCAAGTTCAGCCCCGTAACTTTATCCGTCACGAAGACACTACTCTCAGTAACCCTACGACTATCCTTTAGTATCTTGTTACACGTTGGGTTATCTAAAGCAGAACTGCACATCTTATTGTGTACGTAGTACTCTACTTCTGTTAGTACAACTTGATCATCTTCCTTGTTGCTGTATAGTTCCTTGAACATCTTAGATGCCCTTGTCTTTGGTCCTTTGATAACTAGGTCACGCTCTGGCTCCAACAGAGTAGCATGTACAGCAGACCCAAGCGCAAATGCAGGGCTGTCCCCTAGTGGTTTCTGTGCCATGTAGTGCGCAAGCGATTGCTTGCACACCGTTTTAATGGCAGTCGAAGAGTACCCTACCTGTCTGTGATACTCTTCATTT